TTGGCCGCGTCAGGTCACTCCTCGAAGTTGGCCGCGTCAGGTGACTCCTCGCAGTTGGTCGCGTCAGGTCACTCCTCGAAGTTGGCCGCGTCAGGTCACTACTCGGTTGTGATGGCAGCATCTGAGGGATGCATTGCTAAGGCCGGGAAAGATGGGGCCATCGCTCTGCGATGGAATGAAGGGGATAAGCCGCGGATCGCGGTTGCCTACGTCGGAGAAAACGGAATCAAGCCCGATACGTTCTACAAGCTGAACGCCAAGGGTGAATTTGTGGAGGCTGGGAAATGACTGCCGGATGTTCATGCGGACCATCGAAGCGGCAGGAAGCATTTAGCGGATCAGGGGACCCGTATTGCAAGCGGTGCGGGTTCTGGATCTTTAAAGATGACGATGCCAAAAGAGCTTTGAGCGGAAAGAACCTTAGTCGTGCGATGCACGTTCACGCCAAGCCGGGACGCAATGATGGGTGCCCTTGCGGTTCGGGAATCAAATTCAAGAAGTGCTGCGGAAAGGCTTAATACCATGAAATTCACTCCTAATAATATTCAGTCGCTTGAGATAAACGAAGTCTTTGTGTTCGGCTCAAACTCGGCCGGGCTTCACCTTGGCGGGGCCGCTCGTCTAGCGCATCAAAAGTTTGGTGCGGTGTGGGGAATGGGAACCGGTCATCACGGCCAGACTTATGCTATCCCGACGATGGATGCACAGATGCAGACTCTGCCGGTTGAAGAGATCGGATTGGCGGTCGATGCCTTCCGGCAATTTGCCTCCCTCAATCCTAATCTGACATTCCTTGTGACTCAAATTGGTTGCGGAATCGCCGGTCACAAAGTGGAAGAAATCGCGCCTTTGTTTTTCGATTCTCCGTTTCTTGAGAACGTCATCCTACCAGAAGCTTTTTGGGAGGTAGTAGCGTGAACGAACAGACTTCCTATCCGCTTTCATGGCCGATTGGCCGTCCTCGAGCGAAATACCGTGAGTCGGCTCGATTCGATACGACGTTCGCGCAAGCCCGGGATGGTTTGGCTCTGGAACTTGACCGACTCGGCGCGAAAAAGCCGATTCTCTCAACGAATATCGAGCTCCGACTCGACGGCCAGCCTTACGCAAATCGTTCAGAACCATTTGACCCCGGCGTTGCCGTGTATTTCACGCACAAGGGCAAAGACTTCGCATTCGCCTGCGACCGGTGGAACAAAGTCCGCGACAACCTGCAGGCCATCCGAAAAACCATTGAAGCCCTTCGCGGAATCGCCCGATGGGGCACCGGTGACATGATGGAAGCCGCGTTCACTGGCTACATGGCTCTCAACGAGAAAACAGAGGCTTCTTGTTGGGAAGTCCTCGGAATCGATCCAAATGCACTCGTGTATGTTGCAGATCCGGAGCGGTTCATCCTCACCGCCTATCGGCAAAAAGCCATGGAAAGCCATCCGGACCGCGGCGGAAGCGTTGAGGATTTTACACGCGTCACCAAAGCCAAAGACATTGCCCTCGCGACTCTGAAAGGCGGTGCCTCGTGAGTGCAAAAATATCCGTCTTGGATGCTTGCTGCGGCTCTCGCATGTTCTGGTTCGACCGCAAGGACAGCCGGGCAATCTTCGTGGACAAACGCCGCGAAACGCATCTGGCGGCTGACTGCTCAATGAAGAACGGCGAGCGTGAAATCGTCGTGGATCCTGACCTTGTGGCGGATTTCACGGATCTGCCATTCCCGAATGATCACTTCTCCCTGGTAGTCTTCGATCCGCCACACGTCCAGCGGAACGGCGACTCGAGCTGGTTGCTCAAAAAGTATGGCGTCCTCCGGGGCAACTGGCGCGAAATGCTCCGGCTTGGCTTCGCGGAATGCTTCCGAGTCTTACGTCCAGAGGGAACGCTGATCTTCAAATGGAACGAAATCGAAGTGCCGCTTCGTGAAATCCTAGCACTCACGCCGGAAAAACCTCTCTTCGGGCACCGATCCGGAAAGCAGATGAAAACTCACTGGGTGGCGTTTCTTAAGCGCAAATCCTGACTGACACCCTGAATGTGGATACTTCCCAAATCACTCACGTCAGCCTTTGTGCCGGATATGGCGGCATCGATCTCGGACTTCACCGAGCTATCCCAAATTTGCGCACGGTCGCTTATGCGGAGATCGAAGCCTTCGCAATCGAAAATCTACTTGCGAGAATGGAAGGCGGGCAACTTGACGCGGCTCCGATCTGGCCTGATCTCAAGTCATTCCCTTGGGAAAGCTTTCGAGGAAAAGTGGACATCCTCTCTGGCGGGTATCCTTGCCAGCCATTCAGCGCAGCCGGAAAGCGACTCGGGGACGAAGACCCCCGCCACTTGTGGCCACATATCGCAAGGGGAATTTCCATTGTTCGCCCCGGAATCGTCTTCTTTGAAAACGTCGAAGGCCACATTTCTATGGGCCTCCGCGAAGTCCTTGCCGACTTGGTTAAGCTCGGATACCGCGTGGATAGCAGCAGTGAAAGTTCCAACGTGGGGAATATTCAGCGCGAGTGAAGTCGGCGCGCCTCACCAGCGAAAGCGGGTGTTCATCCTCGCAGTGGCCGACGATCAGTGTGAACGAGTCAAAGAACTCGGTCGGCGGATCGCAGGAGCACAGAAACAGCATCCCGCTCGGCACAATGGCGGCCATCGAGACTTGGAGGACTCCCGCAGCGGCGGACTGCGACCGGGGAGCTCATCCGACACCGGACACGAAAGCGGGGCATCACTCACTTGTGACTCAGGTTCAGAGTTGGAGAAGTCCAACCGTTGCCGATGTGGCGGCGGAATCGATAGATGCCAAATTGGCGAGAAACGAGCGGATCAGAGTATCGGGAAGCTCGAAGGGATGCGGATCCCCACAACTGGCTACTCAAGTTCTGAACTGGCCAACGCCGAACACCTGCCCGGATGCACCGAACGGGGGATTGAATCGCGGGAAGGGAGTCATCAGGGCTCGGAACAAAACTCAATGCCTTGGCCAAGCCGCCCAGGAGAGCCCCAGCACGGATGGGAGCCTCCCCGCGTCGTGGGGGACACCGCGAGTTACGACGAACGGCGGGAGCCCGAGCCCGCAATGCACCGGGAAGGGATCCAGACTGGAGGATCAGGTTGCGATGAACTGGGCGACGCCACGCAGCGGGAAAACGACGGACGAGAACCCGGAGACGTGGCAAAAGCGAGCGGATGCGGGCGACGTGGCAACGATGCCGCTGGGGGCACAGGTGAAAGCGTGGGCGACTCCGAGAGCGGAGGACAGCGAATCGTCCGGGATGCGGCACAGCCGGGGCGTAGCGGACACCTTGACCGCTCAAACGCGGATATGTTGGCAGACTCCGAGAGCTCAGAACGCCACGGGCCCGGACAACTGCCCGAACAAACAAGGGAGTCCGAGCTTGCAGTCTCAGGTTCAACATTGGCCAACGCCGATGGGGCAAGCGCAGGGGACCACGGGCAACATCGCGGGAAACTCGGACTTCATCCGCAAGGTGGAAATGATCGAGGGGATGCGCGAGACGACCAATGGAGCAAAGCTGGGAACCGGAAAATTGAATCCCCGCTGGGTGGAAACTCTCATGGGGCTGCCGGTCGGATGGACTATGCCGAGTTGTGCGTCTCCTGTGACAATCGCACCGATGAATTGCGGTTGCTGGGAAACGGCGTTGTTCCGGCCACGGCTGAAAAGGCATTCAAAACTTTGATTTTAAGATTTACCACATGAACACACTCGACACAGTTATTTCGCTATTCGCCTCAGCTCTCGCTCAAGAACCGGATCAGGCGTTTCCACTTCGTGAATTTTTATCCGCGGTCAAAAATGGCCGCTGGGAGAGAAAGATTTCGATTTGCCGGGAACATATCCGCCGCGGTGACCGGGTTCGCTACGATCACAAGAAACGCGAGCTGCCGGCTGTCACGATCTCATGCCATTGCCTTTCGCGCGAACGGGACCTGACGACGGAAGCGAAGGCGATCACTCATTCCGGCTGGCTCCAGGCGGATTTTGATCTCAAGGATAACCCGCTCCTCGCCGATGCCGACGCGGTGACCGCCAAGCGGGCTGCGCTAATCGCTGACCCTCACGTCGGGGCCGTCTTTGTCGGGCCGTCCGGCGAAGGGCTCAAGGCTGTGGTATCAATTGATCCCGAGCGGCACAAAGACAGTTGGTTCGCGGCTGAAGTTTATTTCCGGGAGGTTCATGGCCTGCGGCTCGACCGGGCGACCAAGGATCCGATGCGCCTGTGCTTCGTCTCGCACGATCCGGACTTGGTAACATCTGACGAGTTTTCCCCGATCCCGGTTCCTGACGTCATGCCGTCCGAGGAATCTTGGCGTCCGCCCGTGGAAACAACGGCGGCTGACATTGCGGAAATGTTGCGTTTCATCCCAACCCGGCCGGATTACGAAACTTGGCTGCGAATTGCTTCCGCGGTTTGGTCGGTCCTGCCAATGGAAGACGGTGCCCGGATTCTTCATCAATGGAGCCCGGAGGAAAAGGAGGGCGAATACATCAGCAAGCACAAGGCGAGACTGAAACAAGTCGGCGTTGGGACACTCGCCCACATTGCCAGCCAACACGGGTTTGACGCGCGCGCGGCCTGGAACCGGAAACGTTGGGCGGGTCGGATCAGGTTTGCCGATAGCGAGCGTGGGCCCGGGCAAGGTGAGGATCCAAACTCGGACACGTCACCGGCATGCATCGCCACGGAAATGACCCGCGAACGGATCATGGCGGCGTTCAACTCCGGGCAGGCGGGGGATGCTCGCCTATGGTGTGAGCTTCGCCGCGGCCTGCGAGTCTGGAACATCCATGCAAAGATGTGGATGATCTACGAGGACGGGCTCTGGCGGCGAGATTCGGCGCATTCAACGCCCTGGGACATTTCGGACACGCTTTGCGAAATCTACTCCCGTATGTCAAATTCGATTCGCGAGGAAATCGCCAAGGAACCGGCACCGGATCGCAAAAAAGACCCGCGCGAAAAGGAACTGGCTGGTTTTCAATCTCGCATCGATATGCTGCGGAAGTGGGAATACATTTCGTCGGTCGAGAAGTTTGCACTGCGCGAAATCAATCTGCCGGCGACTGCCTTTGATTCCAACCAAGACATCCTCGTTGTCATCAACGGCACGCTCGACTTTGCCGAGGGGCTATTCCGAGAACACAGGTCGAGCGATAACGCCACGGTCCGATCACCGATCGCGTTCGACCCGTCCGCCGAGTGCCCGAAATGGGAAGGGTTCCTGGCTCGATTCATTCCGGACATCGAAACCCGCGTCTATCTCGCCCGGGCGGTCGGGTATTCGCTCACCGGTCGGGTTCATGGGGACGCGCTCTTTTTTGCCTATGGCAAGGGTGCCAATGGGAAGAGCACGTTTTATGGTGTCCTCAAGATCCTCTTGGGTGACCTAATGACCACCGTCCCGATTGCTGCCCTTTTGGCGGCCAAAGCGGACAACAATTTCGATTATCACAAGGCTTCCATGGAAGGGAAACGGGTCGTTCTCACCGATGAGATCCCGGAAGGCCGGTCGCTGGCGGATTCGCAAGTCAAGGCGATAACAGGCGGGGACGCGATGAATGCCCGGCGACCGTTCGAATCGCCCTACACGTTCATGCCCACGCACAAGCTTTGGCTGATGGGGAACCACAAGCCGGAGATCAAGGGCACTGATGAGGGGATCTGGCGCCGGGTTCACATGATCCCGTTTCTCGTCACGATCGCCGAGAATGAGCGCCGGCCACGTCATGAGATCCTTGCCGAATTCGAAGCCGAGGCAGCGGGTATTCTCAACTGGGCGATCCGTGGCCTGCTCGAGAGCCGCGACATCGGATTGCGTCCGCCTCCCCAGGTTGTCGAGGCCACAAAGGAATATCGCGAGGAGTCGGATCAGTTCGGCGCGTTCCTCACGGAGTGCACAGGGAAGGAAATCACGGGCCGCGTAGGGATTTCATCAATCGCCAAGTGCTACGCCATTTGGTGCGAACAAAACGGCGAAAATCCACGGTATCACGGGACTCGGAAGATTCGAAAGGTCATGGGTGAGCGCGGATGGCATATCGAACCGGACAGAAACGATCATCCGACCGTTCACGGATTGAGACTGAAACAGGAGGAGTCACAAAATCAATTCGCTCTCAAAGGATAGGATTACTTTTGAACCCCGCGAATCCCGCGCGGGAAACGCGGGGTTCATTAGATAACTTATTTTTCAAATGCCTAAAAAGACTACTTTTGAACCTCAAAATGCGGGAAATGCGGGATTCAGAGACCCCTACAACCTACTTATATAAGAAAGATTATTTATTATTCATATACTTTCCTAGGAAAGCCTACCTTCTGCGGCCCCTCAAATCCCGCATTTCCCGCAAAACACAATTATGAAATCAAAATCAGAAATCGCACTACAAGCTGACATATACCGACTCCAACTGCAAAACCTTCGCCAATTCCTTGCTGAATCTTTGACTGAATCCGCTGGCGAGCAAATCTTGCTGAAAGACCTCGAGCGGAACCTGCAAGCATGGGCAACGCAAAACGCGAAGGCGGTCATATCTGGCGTCCATCCACTTCGCCGCCACATGCAGGCGTGGGGATACACGGTTAAGCCAGATGATATTTCATGGAAGCCGCTCTTATGCGGGTATTTCCTCAAACCGGAATAACCCCTCATGCCATTCACACCCGACCAATTGCAAAAACTCGGATGCGTCCTCCAACCAGACGGAAGCTATTCCGCCCCCGGGGCCGTTCGATCAACTCACCATGCAAAACAAAAACTGGATCCGAAAACGAAAGCTCATCCTCATGGGCTACCTAACCCCATCCCTCAACAAACTGCTTCACAAGCATTGGACAGCGGTCCACAAGGCCAAGGAGGATGCCAAGCGGGCTCTGGCGACAGTTCTCCGCGATTCAGGCTGCTGATCTCGCGATACGCTGCCCGCTCACTCGACGCCGACAACCTGGCCGGGGGATGCAAGCCGCTCATCGATGCGATCCGGCGCGCTGGTATCATTCCGGATGACGATCCAAAAACGGTCGTTCTCGAATTTGCCCAACATGGGTGCCGGAAGGGTGACGAGCGGACGGAAATCGAGGTCTTCGAGCGAAATCTTGACTGACACCCTAAGCGAAAGCTAACTGTTCCACGAAGAACATGCCAATTCTCGCCAATCCAAAGCATGAAGCATTCGCCTGCAAAGTTGCCGCAGGCCAACAGCTCGGGCCTGCGTATCGCGCGGTTTATGGCAAGAAAGGCACCGATCAGAACGCATGCCGCCTGAGTAAAATTGAAAAGGTGGCGGCTCGCGTCAAAGAACTCCAAGGCAAAGCTGAGGTCAAAACTCTCCTCACCATTCAAGAGCGGCGGCAGTTCCTCGCCGATGTGGTTCGCGTGAAAGTTGGCGAGGTGGATGAGCGGTCACCGCTTGCCCAGTCGGTCGAATACGGCAAGGACGGAAAGAAGATTCGCGTTCCCGACAAAATCAAGGCGCTCGAACTTGACGCCAAGATGGCTGGCGAGCTGATCGATAAGCAGGAAACAACGCACGTGATTCCCGGCTCGCTCGAAGAGGCGGTGCTTTCTCTGATCCATGGAAAAAAGCGCGATTGAATATGTCCGGGATCCGTGGTGGCGAGTCTCGACGCTCTACATGGTGAGGGATGAGACGGCCCAAGTGGTGCCATTCGTTCCACGAAAAGAACAGGCCGAGTTCTACGCTTCGAAGCACAACCGGAATTTCATTCTCAAGGCTCGAAAACTTGGGATGTCCACGTTGCTGGCCATCGACAACCTTGATGCCTGTATATTCATTCCCGGGACACATGCGGCCATTGTCGATCGATCAGAGTCGGAGGCCTGCGGCAAACTCGACATGGCCCGGTGTGCCTGGGAGAATTTCGAGAAGCATCCAGATCCCCGGGTCGCCGCTATCGGCCGGCTAGTGAAGGAGAATTTGAAACTCACCGGAGATTCTGACCGGGAAATGACATTTTCCAACGGGAGCAAGTTCGAAGCTGGGGTGTCTCTGCGCGGTGGAACTCCCCAGCGTCTGCATGTTTCAGAGCTCGGATACATCGCGAGCCATGATCGAAAGCGGGCGATGGAAATCAAAGCGGGATCGATCAATGCTGTGCCAGCGTCCGGCGAGGTGACGATTGAAACCACTCACGAAGGCGGAAAGGTCGGGATCTCGTATGAGTTTGCTCGCCTGGCGATGGACTCGACGGCTCGAGGGATCAACAGTCCACTTGATTGGAGGTTTCATTTTTTCCCGTGGTTCGACCATCCATCCTATCGCCTAGAAATCGAAAATCCGCGTGTTGATCAACGGATGCTCGACTATTTCCGTAAGCTGAAAGCCGAGCACGAAATCACGCTGGGGGTTGATCGCATGGCATGGTATCAGGCCAAGTTTGCCGAGCAACGCGAGGCGATGTTCAGGGAGTTTCCATCAACTCCCGAGGAAGCGTTTCGAGCGATGGTATCTGGCGCGATTTATCCGCAAATGATGAACCTCCGCGCGAGCGGCCGGATCAAAGAATTTGAACATGATCAGCGGGCTCCGCTCATGGCTGCGTGGGACATTGGAGTATCGGATTTTACCTCCATCTGGCTTTTGCAGGCTGTCGGGCGCGATCTGCTTTGGCTGGCATGGTATGAGGGTGAAGGCTCGGGAGTCGGGCATTACGCGGAAGTCATTCGATCATGGGAAAGGATATTTGGAAAAAAGATCTCATGTCATTACCTCCCTCATGATGCAAACCAGCGTGAGCGCGGGACCGGCAAGACTTACGCTGATCACCTCCGCGAAGCCGGATTTGCTCCCCACACGATCAAAGTTGTCCCCAGGTGCCCAGACGTTTGGCAAGGTATCAACGATCTTCGAGACCTGCTTCCAAGATCATGGTTTCACTCACGATGTGACGAGGCAAGGACATCGAAAACCGGAACGGAAAAGCTTTCTGGCGTTGCCTGTCTCGAAGCGTACCATGTGCAAACTGTCGGGGCCTCTGGGATCGTTAGGGAAATGCCATGCCATGACGAGACGTCACACACGGCCGACGCGGCCCGGACGTTTGCTGAAGCGTGGGCTCGAGGAATGGTTGACACAGTTGGAGCCATCACGAATGACAAGCATCGCCCGCACGTGCGCGTGATCAGTGGACTCTCCGACGAATGAGCCCGATTGATAAAGTCCGAAAGCTTTACGATCGCTTTCCGCAACCGCGGACGTTTGCGGAAGATTTCGAGGCGCACTTGCAACACGGGTTTGTCTTTTCAAAACCGGATTGTTTTCTCATGGCTCGCCCGGTCTGCAAAGACGCACCACACGATTTTCTTGCTGATCCGTGGCATCAATTCGATAACCCAGATTGCTGGCTGATCTGGGCTGCAGCCGGTTCGTCGGCGGTGTCAGTCAGGACTTTTTGCTTGACCATGCAACCGTTCCCACTTACTTGGGTCGCTTGGGCGAGGAGAACCGGCCCTCTGAAATTTCATTTGATCAATCCATGAGAATCTCTGACCCGCTTTCCAATCCTCTGCTTGGATCCATGACATACTACTTTGGCGGCGGGGGTGGTGCTCCTAAGGCTCCGAAACAACAGCCTATTCAACTTCCTCCGGCTCCAAACTACCAGGCGCCACCGATGCCAACACTTTTGCCGATGCCGGCACCCGCGCCGCCGCCTCCTCCTCCTGATCCGCCAGTTTCTTCAAGTGCTCTCGACGTCCAGCAAGCGAAAGATCAACAGCGGGCGGACGCACTAAGCCGAAAGGGAATTCGCAAGACACTCATCGCTGGGGAATCCAATCAAAAACCTGTTTCTCCCGTCACTGGATCAACTCTGCTCGGCTGACATGGAAAAAGATAAGCTCGTTCAATGGATACTTGATCGGAACTCGAAACTATCGGGCGAGCGTTCTGTTTGGGATGGATTTTGGACCGACATTGCCAATTATGTGATGCCGCGAAAGGCCGAGATCCAATCGCGGCAAAGTTCGCCAAACCTTTCGAAATCATCCCGGCTTTTCGACACGACAGCGATTCGAGCGAATCAGGTTCTTGCCAACGGGCAGCTTTCATGGATGACACCGCTTGAAAGCCGGTGGTTTTCCTTTGATCCTCCCCATCAGCTCAAAGGAAAAGACAAAGTTGAGCAATGGTATCGTCGGTGCACAGAGATTGCACAACTCGAGCTCGCTCGGTCAAATTTCTACACCGAAATTCATGAGCTCTACCTCGACCGGGGCGCGTTCGGCACGGCAGCAATGATCGCGGAGGAAGGCGAACGTGCTGTGCTTAATTTCCGACTTCTCAACTGCGGCAGCTATTCGATTGCTGAAGATTCCGAGGGCAAGATTGATTCCCTGTTTCGCTCCCTCACGATGACGATCCGGGCGGCGGCTCAAAAGTTTGGTGAGAACAACCTTCACGCCGACTTGCAAGCCAAGCTGAAGGACGCGAAGGGCATGGACCAAACGCATGAGTTTGTTCATGCGATCTTTCCTCGAAAAGAATTCGATCCCGACAAGCGGGACGGAGAAAACAAACCGTGGGCTTCGGTCTATGTGGACATCAAAAACAAGATGATCGTCCGGGCCTCTGGATACGATGAACAGCCATTCTTTGCCACGCGATATTTGCTGTGGGGCGATCAAGTTTATGGGTGGTCTCCTGCTTGGATGGCGCTCCCAGAATCCCGGCAACTCAATTTTCTCGAAAAGCAAATGGACAGCCTTGCCGAGACGGCGGCTTTCCCTCGCATTCAGGTTCCCGAGGGATACAAAGGCACCATCAACATGCAGGCGAATGGCATCACGTATTTCGATGTCAACGGGAACGGCCCGAAAGAATGGGCCACGGCTGGCCGGTATGACATCGGCAAGGACCGCGCCGAAATCAAACGCAAGGCCATCAACGAAGCATATCACGTTGATCTGTTCCAAATGTTTTCTCAGATTGAAAAGCAGATGACTGCGCGAGAGGTCGCGGAACGATCGGGAGAAAAGATGATTCAATTTTCTCCGACTTTTGCGCGGATGACTACTGAGCTTTTCAATCCACTTCTGCAACGTGTCTGGTCGATCCTCATTCGTGCCGGACGATTCCCGGAGATCCCGCGCGATGCGGTTCTTGTCGGACCACAGGGCCCATCTCTGCCAGAGCCTGAAGTTTCCTACTCATCCCGTATCGCCCTGGCCGTGAAGAGCCATGAAAACCAAGCGATGTATCAGACGCTCGACGGGATCATGCCGGTTGCGCAATCACGGCCTGAAATCCTCGACAATTTTGACTGGGATGAAATCTCGCGCGACATGGCTCGTAACAATGGCGCGCCTTCGCGTTGGCTGATGGACGAAGACGAGGTTGCCAAGATTCGAAATGCGCGGGCTCAACAGGCTGCTCAAATGCAGCAAATGCAACAAATGCAGATGGGGGCCGAGGCAGCGGCTAAGGTTGGCGGAATTCCAAAAGATTCTGCGGCTGCACAAATGATGCAGGAACGCGCGGCAGCATGAGTGAAGAAATTACGCCCGAGGATCTTCAACGCGCGAAGGAACGCCAACGCACGATCAATGCTTACCACCGAACGTTTTCAAGCGAGGATGGCAGGCGCGTTCTCGAAGATCTCAAATCAGTTTTCGGCATCCAGTTTCCGGCATTCGTTCCACGTCAGGGTGGAGAATATGACACCCATCACGCCGCAATCCGCGACGGTCAAAGGCAAGTCATCCTTCACGTTGAAAGCGTGCTCGCCGAGGAAATGCAGGGGGACGCGAATGTCGATCAACCACAAGTCACCGTAAAAACAGAATGAGCAAATACACACTCGAAAATGGGGCCATCATGGCGGACGGGCAGCAAATCGCCCGGCATGATGCAGCCAGAAACGTGGTGGTCTCCTTGGAGCCACTGCATCACAAAGTCAAATCTTCCATTTCACGCCTCATCGATCCGAATCCGGATTATGAAGTCGAAGCGGTTCAAGAAAGCTCGGTCATTCCGCCAGAGCCCGGCCCGAAGGATGTGATTCCTGAAGTTCCCGCTCCGATTGAAGCAATGGAAACACCTCCGGCCACGGATCCCGCGCTTGGTGACAAGACACCCGCTTACGTGGAGTGGTTCCGCCGAACCCATAGCGCTGAGGAGTTTGCGGCAAAGTATCGTGGCCGTAAGATCCCTGGCAATCTCGATTCGGCCCTCGCGGAACCGGTCATTTCAAATCACATGCCAACCGTTGAATAATTGACCCATGATTCGACTCAAACACACACTTTGTTTCTTCGAAGCTGACGGCACAGGCGGCGGCGGGGCTGTCGGCGATCCGTCGCCAACACTCATACCAGCTGCCGGGAATCCCGCTCCTACTCCAACTTCACCAACCGCGCCATTTTTCGGCTCGGATGGAAATTTTGTGGATGGCTGGGCCGACAAGCTACCGGATGGCTTTCTACCTGTTGAGGATCTACCGGCGTTCAAGATCCATGCATCGAAATACAAGAGCCCGCTCGATGCGATCAAGAGCGATTTCCACAAGGAAAAGATGCTTGGTCGAAAGGCGCAATCCGTCGTTGTGCCCGGCGAGAAGAGCACCCCCGAAGAGATCGCGGCATTTCGAACGGCTTTGGGAGTTCCTGAAACTCCCGATGGCTACAAGCTCAAGCCGGAATTGCTCCCGGAGGGAATGACTTGGAACGATGAGTCGGTGAAGCCATTCGCCGCCATTGCTCACAAGCATAACATCCCGCCCGCGGCGATGGCTGAGATCGTCGGTCAGTATGTGGCACTCGAACAGGCCAAGGCCGATGTGATGGGCGATGCATTCAAAGCCGAGCTCGACAAGGGAATGCAGACGCTCAAGGACACATGGAAAAATGACACGGAAAAGAACGTTGCATTTGCCTCGCGAGTAGCGAAGTCCATCGGACTTGATCCGACGTCGCCCGGGCTGCGTGACCCAAACGTCGTCATCGCTCTTCAGCGTGTTGGCGCGATGCTCAGTGAGGACAAGTTAGTCTCTGGCGACATTTCGGCCACTCTTCAGCCAGGAGCGGTGCGCGCTAATGAGATCATGACGAATCCGGCTGATCCAATGTTCAACGATTATGCCGGCAAGAACGGCAAAGACCGGCAGGCGGCTGCGGCCAAGCTGGTTGCCGACTTGCTAAAAAACGGCTGACAATCTGCCACTGCTACTGGCATTCGAAAGAGGTCCGGCTGAAAAGAAATTTTTGGCCGGGCCTTTTTTCGTCTTGACTGACACCTGCTGATCGCTTAGGCACGGATTCAGCGCACAGGCAGACAACTCCTTTTTGGGGCCTGCCCACGGCAAACCCAACGACCGGGGATCTCGCAAGAGGCAATCCCGGAAGGCCGAGGGCAGAACGCAAAAACCCAAACTTAAAAAAGGAGAAATTCAAAATGCCTGCACTTACTACAATTCCGCAACACTACCCGGTTCAGTTCGAGACGAACTGGCGGCATCGTGTTCAAGCAAAACAGAGCCTGCTCAAAGAGTATGTGACCCTCGATTCCATCCAAGGAAAAGAGAAGTCCTACAACTTCCTCGAGACGGCTATCATGCGCGAGATCACAACCCGCGCCGGTGAAACCACCAGTCAAGACCAGGCCACGGCCAAGCGTTGGAACCGCACACGCGGTTACGATGCCGTCAAGCGGTTTGACGAGTTTGATGACGCTTTGCTCGGGCAAATCGTTCTTCCTGACTCCGATGTCGTCATGTCCCACGCTGCCGCCTACAAGCGGAAGTGTGATGAACTGATTGCAGCCGCCGCGGTTGGCACTGCTTACACCGGCGAAGACGGTGTGACAGCTGTCACTGTCCCAGCTGGTCAGCAAGTGGCCGTCAACTACGTCGAAACGGGCGCGGCTGCGAACAGCGGCTTGACCGTTGGAAAGCTTCGCGCTGCGATGTTCCGCCTCGATGACGCTGAAGTGGACGAAGACGAAGAGCGATTCTTTGTCGCCGGCCCAAAGCAGAAGGAAGAACTCCTTCGCTCGACCGAGGTCACCAGCAAAGACTACAACGTCGTTCAGGCGCTCGTTGAAGGTCGCATTGATCGGTTCATGGGATTCAAGTTCCGTTGGACCAAACGCACGGTGATCAACACTTCGACCGATATCCGGTCCTGCTTCGCTTACGTGAAGTCGGGAATCGTTCTCTCGGACGATGGGCTGAAAACTCACATGGACATCCTGCCGACGCAGAACCATGCCCTCCAAATCCGCTCGGTTGCCCGCCTGGGTGCCGCGCGTGTGGAAGAGGAAAAGGTTGTGGTCGTGTTCTGCGATCAATCGCCGTAGTCGAACAATCAAAAAAACTGAAAGGAAAATCACAATATGCCTACATTCACAACTGACATCGCGGCGGCCCAACAGGACTATCGCGGATTGCAGAAACGCCCGGACGCCGCAAAGGTCACCGGGAAATACGGTATCCTCGAATCCGTTTACACGTCCACGGGCGCGGAAGCGGCGGGAGACATCATCGACATCGGGGCCATCCCCGAGGGCGCGGTTGTCATTCCAGAGGAAAGCGCCATCACCTGCGAGGCGATGGGCGGCACCGGAACAGCGGTCGCAACCGTTGGTGACTCTGCTGACGCGGATCGCTATTCGGCAACGGCGGTCGCCTTGACCTCCGCTGCACGAACCGCACTCACGCCAGCGCTGGCAACGAGCATCATCACTCGCACGCCAGTGACGGCAGAAACCGCCACGATCAAAGCCGTCTTGGCCTTGACGAGCGGAGCGGTGACCGCGGCCAAGAAGATCGTCTTCACGATCAAATTCCGGCACCCGTAAGGAAATCAAAAACCAACCCGCTGGCAGACCGGGGAAAGTCTGCCAACTTTTTTGACTCATGGACGACGTGACCATCTGCAATCTCGCCTTGGCCCGCTTGGGAGATTCCCGGATCGTCACAATGAACGACTCCAAGCCCGAAGCGGAGTATTGCACTCTCTTTTATGGGGCTACCAGAGACGAGGTTTTACGCGGCCATCCTTGGAATTTTGCTACCACGCGAGCCGCGCTGTCTCTTTCGTGGGTTGCGCTGACCGGCACTGCTTTTGCCAACAATGGATCCGGACTGATCCGCGCTACCAAAACGGCGCATGGACTTGCCACCGGGGACCGGATCCACGTCAAGAATGTGGTCGGAGTTGAGGCTAACGGGACCTGGAACATTACCCGGATCGATGCGGATACCTTTGATCTCATCGGATCAACCTTTGCTGGGGCTCATACGTCTGGCACAGGCTCATTTTTGAAGGCGCCACTCTTTGGATGGGATTACCTTTACACCCTTCCATCGAATTTCCTTCGTCTCCTGCAGCTCAACGCTTACGAGGCCGAGGAGCCCACAACACGCTGGGAGGTTGAAGGCCGGTTGCTCCTCACCAACGAGGAAGAGGGCAACATCAAGTATGTTTACCAGGTCACGGACGAAAACCTTTTCGATGCTCTTTTTGTTGAGGCGTTTTCGCTCAAACTGGCCACAAAACTTGCGAAGCCGCTGACAGGATCATCCCAGATGGCCGAGGGGTTCTTGACGGAATACGCTCGCATCACGGCACCGTTGGCGCGCCGTATCGATGCCTCTGAGTCTCACCCTACCGTCAAGCCTGCATGGGTGGATAGTCCGCTCGTAAACTCTCGGTTTGGCTCGGACATCGGATAACCATGCCTCTTCACGATCTCATTCCTTCGTTCAATGCGGGTGAAGTTTCCCCGCTGATCGACGCGCGAACATCACTTGAGAAATACAAGTCGAGTTGCCGGACGCTGGAAAATTTTATCATCATGCCGTATGGCGGGGTTAATCGCCGGCCAGGGCTCGAAAACATTGCCGAATGCTACTCGACGGAATGCACGTGGAGCTTCTTCGACAAAAAGAAAATCTACGTTGATACCGTCCCGTTTCTTTCAAAGTTTTCAACTGCAACGTTCGATTTTGTTGATGATAATGTCACCTTTGCCATCCGGTCCTATTACAAGTTTTCTCCGGGTGAAAAGCTGAAGATTTCGGGAACCGAATATCTTGTGCATTCAATTTCGGAAGGACAATGGGTGGTCCTCGCCGACGTTGCTACTGGGATTCCGCTGAACGGTGCGGCCGGAACAGTGCTCAATATGGTTCCTGCAGTTCCCTTCAATGCAGTGACTCCGGCCGCCACGCGCCACAAGATTTTTTCGTTCAATTACTCGCCGACGACGCGATATATCCTCGAGTTCGGAAACCACACGATCAGGATCTATTCCGGCGATCTTTCAAGCGGTGAGGTCTTCACTTTGACAGGGGTTGCGGGTGGAGTCGACAAGGAGGTCCCTTATGCCGATGTGACATTGGATGACATTCAGCTGATCCAGCTGAACGATGTCATTTACATTTCCCATCCAACGATCGCTCTACGGAAGTTGGAACGCCTGGGATCGAACAATTGGCGAATTTCCGTGGTGAGTTACGATTATCCTCCACTCATGGAGGAAAGCAGTGACGGGTTCACGCTGACGCCATCGGCAACAACTGGAACCATCACAATAACTGCGGACAAAGCTTCATACACGACGCTGAGGGTCAATGATAACCTGTATTTTTCTGAGGCTGATGTTGGCTCAATGTGGGCGATCTCTCACAGTCGCGACACTTCAAATGCAGCCGTCGCTTTAACAGGCACCGCAAATTCCTCAAGCATCCAGATTATTGGGACATGGGAACTGACAACATCGGGAACGTGGACCGGAAACATCTACTTAGATCGCTCAGAAGATAATGGAACCACATGGACGGTCATCCGAACGTGGAACAGCTCGGCTGATCGCAACTACACCTCGACAGGAACACAGGCATACCCGGCTTTATACCGACTTCGCTATGTTGGTTCGGGCACCGGGCGGGCCCTGTTGCAAGCCTTGGAGTCGATCCACACGGGGATTGTAAAAATCACGTCGATTACAAGCGAGCTTGTCGCGACCTGCACGGTTGTCGTCCCATTATTTTCAACCGCGGCAACGAAAAAGTTTTCTGAAACCGCTTTCTCTGGATTGCGCGGCCATGTCTCTTCGATGGCCGCACATGAGCAAAGGCTTTTTCTGTCCGGGAACACAAGTCGATCGATGTCGGTTTGGGGAAGCCAACTCGATGACTTTGAGAATTTCCGAGTTGGCACGAATGATTCTGACGGACTGTTTTTTACCCTAGCCAGTGGGCAGCAAAACAAGATCCGGTGGATGCTGTCTCAGGACCAATTGATCATTGGGACAAATGGTGACGAGTGGACGATTGGCGGAAGCGATTCATCGAAGACGATTTCCCCGACGAACATCAAAGCTGCGAACCAGAGCCGTTACGGGTCGGAAAATATCCAAGCAATCCTCCTTGCCGATGTCGTTCTTTTTGTTCAGCGAAATGGCCGAAAGATTCGCGAGCTGACGTATTCATTTGAACGTGATGGATGGGTTGCCGTTGATTTGACGCTCCTTGCGGAACACATAACCCGCGGATCGCTGAAGCAATTGGCTTACCAATCCCAGCCGGACAACATTCTTTGGGCAATTCGCGGCGATGGGACGTTGGTTGGAATGACTTATGAACGTGACCAAACTGTTGTTGGGTGGCACCGGCACACGACGGACGGAACATTTGAGTCGGTCGCGGTGATTTACGGAAACCAGACTGAAGACGAGGTGTGGGTTATCGTTAAGCGAACCATCAACGGTGTGGACAAGCGGTTCATCGAACGATTCTCGCTAAACTGGCGGACGTATCTTGATGACGAGAACGCGGCACAGTGGCGATATTTGGACTGTCACAAAACTCTTGTGAACCCGGCTCCCTATTCCGGACTTGATGTTAGCATCGCGGCTGCCCAAACAACATTGAGTTGGCCATCGGGGAATAGCTATTTCTTCAGAGACGCGGTTTACCTTTGCTCGGGATTCACCGGGACCGCGGGAACGATTCTCAATAATCGGCTGGTCCGGTTGGGCGGGGTAAGTCTGAACGTTTTGACTGACCACTTGACTGGGAATGCGATCACGAATGCTTCAACGGTAAATGCGACCGGAACATTGCTTCTGAAGAACGTATTCAATCCCACGTTTTTGAATCGCACGGTGACGGTATTTCATGCCGACTCGACAGTCCAAACCATCGTGTTGGATACCTACGGGATCCCGCAAACTGCCGTTGGCTGTGCTCAGGGGGCAAGTTTTGTTGCCGGCCTCCCCTACACGTCGACGTTAAAGCCGATGCGGCTGAATGTTGACCTTCAGGACGGGACCAGCCAGGGCCGGAAAGCTCGTCTGCACGGGCTTACAGCGCGGCTCTACAAGTCGCGCGGCGGGCAGGCGATGACGAATAATGGAAGCTGGTATGATCTCGGGGATGCATCCGGCGTTTTCACAGGGGATCGAAAGATCACGCTCGCTGGGAATTATGACAACACGGCGGACGTAACGCTTCGTCAGACCCAACCTTTTCCTCTCACCGTCATTGCCATCATTCCCAAATGGGATTCTTTCGGATCTGAATAATGGACAAGCCGATTTACAAACTTTGCCTTTACGATCCCGGCCAATATGAGGTTGTCCGGGAGTGGTGGGTTGCGCACGGGTGGGGAGCGGTGCCGTCCGCAATTCTTCCAAAGTTTGGTGTGATGGCATTCTTTGGAGAAACCCCGCTGGCGTGTGCCTGGCTTTACATGGACAACTCAGTCGGAGTTTCAATGCTTGAATGGATGGTTTCAAATCCTGATGCGTCACCTCGCAAAGTTTTGAAGGCAATCAATCTGATCGTCGACTTCATGGGAAAGGCTGCGGCTGACATGGATTACGGGGTCATGCTTACAACCTGCAAACAGGAGTCGCTTGCCAAAGTTTACGAGCGCGCCGGATTCGCGCGGACTGATTCTGAAATGATCCACTTTGTGAGGAGGCTAAAATAACATGGCTGCTTATACGGGAACGGCATTGATGGTGGCATCCCTCGCCATGACCGCTGCCTCTGTCGGAATGCAGATGTATTCTGCGAACGAAGCGGCAAAGAACGAGCGTTCGATTGCAGCATACAATGCCCAAATCGCGAACCAGGAAGCCGAAATGCAGGGCGCGGTCGCTCGCCGCCAAGGAGAGATCGCGCAATACAATGCCACACTTCAGATGCGGCAGGCTGAGGCTCAAAAGCAGGCTTCCGACGTTCAGGCTCGAATTCAGGAATACAACGCAGAAATGCAGTCGCGGAATGCCACGACGATGCGGGCCTACGCCGACAATGCCGAGGAACAGGGCCGTGAACAGGCGCGCCGGATGCGTGAAGACAAGGCGCGTATCCTCGGGCTTCAGCGGTCGCAGTTTGCCAAAGGCGGGGTGACGACGGAAGGATCTCCCTTGGCCGTTCTTGCTGAGACGGACGGAACTCTCGAATTGCAGATTCAAGACATGTGGACGCAATCTGTAAACGAGAGCAAAAAGATGCGCGGTGAGGCCGATAACCTCGATGCTGACGCGGCAATGACCCGGTGGGGTGCTGAGGTCGGGCGGCGATCTGGCGACTTTTCAAGCCTGTTGAGCATGGGCGCTGCCCAGGCGAGTTACGACAGCGCACTCTTTGAAACCGAAGCCTCATCGGCTGGGGTTCGGATTGCCAAGCGGCAGGCAGAAATTGACCGGCTCGCCGGGAACAATCGCGCGAACGCCTACGAGCTGCAGGGGCTCGCCTCCGGGATCTCGGGCGCGGCGGATATGTCCTCGACCTTGCTGAACTACAATTACAACGCGAAACCCTCCGCGAAACGCTAACCCATGCCATCCATTCGACTTGTTGACATCCCGAACGCGCCCGGCGCCGGTGCCCCGAATCTCCAACAGGGCGGCGCGAGAATGCCAGACATGCCGTCTGTCCCCGGGAATGCGGCTCTTGACGGGTCCAGCTTGGCGCGAGGAGCCGCAAACTTGAGGGAACGTCCGGTTGACTCGGGGGCAGTGAATGCTGGTGTGCTGGCTTTGCAGGATCTTGGGAAGGCTGTGAAAGAAGCCGCAGGTGTGCCGGCTGATTTATCTTTGCGTCTTCAGCGGGCACAGAATACCGCCGACATCGCCCGGGCGGATGTCATCATGCGAGACGCGTTCGCTTCTCACCAAGACCGAATGCAGGGAATGCCGGAAACCCAGTGGGAAGAGACATGGAAAACGGAAGGGCTTAAATCTGTTCGCGAGCAAATCGATAATCTTGGGCTCTCCCAGGCCGCTCGGGATCAGCTGACCCCGGATTTGATCCAATGGGAAGGCGCGACTTCTATTCAGGTCCGGACTCAGGCGACCAAGCAGACAATTGGAAACAATCGGCTCGCGGTAAAGAACGCCGTGGATCGCGCGGTTCTTGATGGCGATTTTGAATTGGCGATCTCGCATTACAAAAATGGGGTTTCGAGCGCGCTCTTCAGCCCGGAAGAGGGAGACGCCGGGATTGTGGAAATTGAAGAACGGGTGAAAGCCAAAGCAAAAGAAGATCAGGCCAGCGGGATTGCTTCGGCGATTGAGACGGATCCCGGATCGGCGATCCCCGAACTTGAGAAAGCCGCGCGCGGGGAACCGAACGCATTTGGGGAGGGAATCGAACCGCTCAAGGCCAAGCGGTTTCTGTCCATGGCCCAGCGTGAGGACAAAAACCGCAAGGTCGAATTGCGCGTGGATCTGCATAATCGGATCATCTCTGGCGACATTCTTGACCCGGAGACGCTTCGTAAAGAGTCCGGTGGTAAACTTGACGAAAAGACGTTGAAGTCGCTTGAGAAGATAATGGGCAAGGAAATCCCATTCGACCCGGAAACGTTCTCGAAGCTGCGCACCCAGATTGTCGCCTACAACGCATCAACGGACCAGGACGGGTCAAAGCTGAACGAAATCATGACCGGGATCGAAACCACGGTCCCTCAAAACAGACAGGGCCCGCTCAACAGCGAGCTTTCGCAATCGTGGAATGCCACTGTTCGCGATGGCAAAAAGCGAACGGTCAAAGCGGAAGCATTGAGCAGCATGGAAAAAATGATCAATGACATGACGAGCGAGGGCGTGCTTGGGCAATACAAGACCGGCAAGGGAGATGACGCCAAATATGACGAGGCCAAACGCGCGGAAGTCTGGATCAAAGCGGAAACACTCAAACAAGGGATGCGAGATTTTAGCGAAGCAAATCCCGACGCAACGCCCGCCGAATTCCAGTCACACTTTCAAAGCCTCGCCGGTGCGGAAGCTGCGGCGTCCGTGCAAGCCCAAATCATGGAAGATCAAGCATCCTCAAAGGCAACGCCATTTTGGGGAAAGACCATGTTTGAAATGGCCACGGGTGACGATTTCCAAGCTGGGCTGTCTGGTGATTTGATCGAGCGAGTCAAGGGCATGGAAGGCTTTTTTAAAGAAGCCTACCAGGACAGTGGGCAAGTGAGCATCGGTTACGGCACAAAAGGAAAACTGGGTGAGACTCTTGAACCGGCAGAAGCGGAAGCCCGCTTGCGTGATGAACTGGCCGGCCATGCAAAGCGAGTTGATGCGGCAGCTCGTCGATTGGGGGTCCAACTCACAAAGGGACAACGTGACGCGCTCATTAGTTTCGACTTTAACACTGGCGCGGGGCCGAAGGTTTTGGAATCCAAGACGCCGGAAGCTATTGCAAAACGGATGCAGCTTTACATTTACGAAGATCCCAAACGTCCGCCGAGTCGAGGTCTGATCAATCGTCGTGCAAAGGAAATGGAGATTTGGAACCAATGAGAGCAATCGCACTCGAAGATGTAGACGATCCGGGATTGATGCCAGTCCGCAAGGCAATCGCGATTGATCCGAGCGAGGTCAATGCCTCGCGCGACACCGCGGAATCTCGATTGGAGAGCCTTTTCACGGACGATGCTGCTTTGGCCGAGGTATCGGCGCGGCCAAGCGTGAAACTCGCAATGCAGGCATCGCCACTCAATGACAAGATCGTTAAACAGGCAGCAATCGGTGCATATCTTTCGCATCAATTGAAGCGTGATGTTTCGCCGCTTGAATATCCCAGCGCGCGTGATGGCGTGGCACGAGCTGAGTTTGGAAAAGAAAATCCATCCGACGAGGAAATGTTTGCACTCGTTCGAGGCAAATTCGAGTGGAAGCAGAAAGAGGAAGCGGCGGTCGATGATCTCCACGTTTCGGCAATCTCTCAAGCACTTGATGACGCGGCGAACGGTCGCCAGACTTCGCTTGCTCCGACGTTCCAAGCATGGGCGCAAAAGTATCCTGACCTTGTGGACGGGAAGAATGATAGCGGCTACCTGACGGGCGCATTCAAGATGTATCAGCAAGCCCGGTGGGATGTTGAGAAATCCGCCCCGATTGCTGGAAAAGGGCTGAATCTCCTTCAACAACTTTCAACCGGGCAAGGCAATGAGGAGGAATTACGCTCGTTTGCTATCGACGTTTCCAAGATGCCGACAGAGGACAGGGAAAAGGCGTATCGGTATATCGCGCTCGGTGCGAAGGCGCGGCAGGTCGATCTTTCCGTTTTGGATCAGAACTTGAAGAACTTTGGGGAGTCATTCACGCGAGGCTTTGATTTCTTGCCACAGGGGGCCGGGCAATTCGATGAAGGTGTTGCGCGGGCGCGGTTGAAAGAGATTGAAGGCGGGCGGTTCTCGATGCGTGACAATGAGGACGGAACGGCAACGGTTTTGCTTGGCGACTTTTACGGCAAAGAAGGAACGCGGCAACCGACGACGGAAGAGATTCAAAGCAAGGCGGGCGAGCTTCGCGAAATCCTGCCAATGTTCCAAGTGATGCGCGAGCTTCGCGCCTTGGCTCGCAATGAGGTTGACCCCGTTAAACCGCAATGGGGGGCGGAAGGCTCGTTTGGCGGAACGATTGAGGCGGGGTTATTGGGGCTCACTGGCTCGGTTGGATTGATGGGTGCGACGGCAGTTAATCCGATGGTTGGCGTGTCGGCATACAAGTCGAGCGAGCTTGACCGAATTCTTTTAGAGAATCCCAAAATGGATTGGCGGGCCGCGAACCAACTCGCTTTTGTCGAAGGCGCGGCAAACGCCACTATCGACCGGATGCAGCTTGGAATGTTGACGGGCAAGCTTCCGATCTTCGGGAGAATGTTGGCGCAAATTCGGAGCAACACCCTACGCCGGACGCTCAAGGGCGCGGCAATGATCGCAGAGCAAAACATTCAAGAGGGTGCACAGGATCTCATTGCGCCGATTGCTGAGACGTTTCTTGCCGCCTTGCGCGAGGACATGCCGGATAAAGACTTTTCCAAGTTGGCGGCAGAATGGGCTGGCTCACGCGCTGAGACATTTTGGGCAACCCTCCCGCTTGCGCTGATTGGAATGGGAGCGGCTAGCGTTTCGGATTTCAAGATGGAACCACGGGACGCGCTTCGGGCCGGGTTCTCTGAGAAGCAAATCAAACGCATCTCGCTTTCTTCAAGTGCGGCAGAGGCAGATGCGGTCATTCAAAAAGAATGGGAAGCGCGAACGCCAGAAAACATCTCGAAGGCGGCGACGATTATTGAGCAAGAGCGCACGATTGCAGAGGCTCAACAGGCTTCGTCGGCCACGGCTACGGTGCGAGCGGTCGGGAATGGAGAGTTTGCAGTCGATGACAAGGACGGAACGGAACAACTCCGAACCAAGGACATGGACGCAGCACTTATGGCTGTGCGAGACATCAACGCGGCTTCGTTTTCGGGCCAGCGGTCTGGGATCGCTGAGGCGTCTGTATACATTGGGCAGGTGAACGAGGCAATCGGTCGCGGTGAGGACGTTCAAAAGCTCATGACCGAACAGGCTCCCCGCTCACTACTCGACGAATACAACGCGAACCCGACGTCCGAAAACTTGGACCGGTTGTTTGAAACCGTCCGGTTTCACGGCGAGGAAATCAACGATGTTTCCGAGCTCGGACAGTATTTCGTGAAGGCGAGCAACAGGGGATCAATCAAGGGCGATGTATATCGCTCGATCATCCGGGTGCATGAGGGGGCAAATGGTCTGCATGTGATGCGAGACTTTGCCCAGGACAATATGAAGCGGGCGGTTGCCGAAGGGGACGTTTCGATTGATTGGGTTCGCGGCCAACTTGCCGGTCTTGCGGGAACAAATGGCTTCGAGGGCATCCGCACAGAATCTGATACCGATGTCATCGAATCGTTCTCCGACGTGGCGGTCGCCTATTTCCACGGTCGCATCAAGGATGCAGCCATTCCGGCCGGCCTGCGTGGGTTTCTCCGGAAGATGGCGGTTTTTGTGAAGGAAATCTTCATCCGCTCCTACCGGCTGAAACGTGCGATCGCCGATGGCAAGGTCGGTGAGAATTTCCAGCAACTCCTTGCAACTTCGGTCGGGCTCGACACGGACCAGATTATTGCAATGGAGGGAGAGAAGGCGCAACGGCGGATGGAACGCGAGGCACTGGATCAGTTGGAGAACGGAGACTTTGCACAGGGGGGCGAACTTCTGAAAGTGCTCAAGGGCGCTAAGCTGCCGGATGAAAAATCCCCGTTCTGGAATGAGGGCTTCGCGCGGCTCAAGGAAGCCGTCCGCGAGACGAACAAGTGGAAGTCTGCCAGCGAGAAGATCAAGCTTTCGGATCTGTTCTCCCACGATGCGGTTGACCCGGATCTGAATGTCGTCGGCGCGTTGCAGGAAAATGGATTCGATTTCTTCACGGTGGACGATCTCACTCAAGCGGTCGAAGCCCGGATTGTTTCGGGCAATCCGCAATTTGGAACGAAGGCGAACGAAGCCATGCAGGGTGCGAATTATTCGATTGGCAAGATTTCACCGCCAGATTCTGCGTGGCTTGGAAGGCCTCGCGATAAAGTTGATCTCGGCAGGCTTTCTCCGAAACTTTTGGAACTGCTTGGGAAGACTGATAAGCCTGTGATTCTAACTGCTGAAGTGGCAGAGAAAAATGCGATTCATCATCCTGAGATTACTTTCGAGGAAAGCAGGAATATAATTTCTTCGGCGTTGACCGCGCCAGATATTCTCATAAACGACAAACCAAAAACAAAACCCGACTATTGGATTTTTGTTTCCGGTGCAGATAAGTCGGATTCCGTTCTTGTTGAGCTTTCGGAAACGAAAGACGCATTTGAAGTTGTCAACTGGATTGCCCTGCGTGGAGAATCTGTCTCTCAGAAAATAAAGAGAGCTGGTCGTGAGGGTGGCCAAGTCCTCATTACCGGAGAATCCGGGGCAGCCGGCCTTTCTGCTCTTACGTCCAACTCCAAGGTGAAAATGGCACTGGATTCAATTGGTGTCAACTATTCCATCGGGAAAGCCGGTGAGGACCGAGTTTCTGCCGCGCTGGAATCACGCTTGAAGCGCAACCCGGTCGAGCGGCTGGCGGTCTATGCCCGCGCGAAGGCGGCATTTGATGTTGTCCGCAACCGTCGCGGCGACATCGACGGGGCTCAGGGTGCAGAGACGAAGTTTGCCAAAGCACTGCAAAGCCTGGGCGAACTCGACGCGATCTTGAAAGTTCTGCCCCCGGAGATCCGGGGGAAAGTCGGCGGATATACCACCATCGCCAAGATCGGGCAGGATACGAAGTCCGGTCCCGGCGTGCGGTCAATTGATAGGTTTCTGGAAAAGCGGGTCGAAATGGTTGGCCGGGAGATTGAAAAGTTCCTCAGCAAAGAATATCGCGCGGCCATAGACAAGCTGTTCAAAAAGTCATTGCCTTCAAAGTCGGATTCCGGCGTGCTCACAAGCACGCTGGGGCCGGAAGCGGCCAGTTTCGTAAAATCTGCCTACACGGCCAGCCTCATGGATGTTGATGGGGCTGCCGACAGACTTGCGGAAATCGAAGGGCTAATTGAAAAAGAGGAGGACGGGAAAAAGGCTCAGGCACTTGTCGAGGAATATGGGATTGTCAACATGTTCGGCGGACTCGCCGGGATGGACGTTGAGAAGCTTTCTTCTGCATTGGATGAACTCAAAAATGTGGTCAAGGGCGGTCGGGAAAAATGGAGAATCCAGCAACAGGCAAGGGTTAAAGAAATTCGCGACCTCACGAAAGAGGGCGTTGACCGGCTTGGGAAAACAACACCCGAGGAACTGAACCTTCGCCTGAATAAAAAGGGCCGACTCGACTTCCTCAACAATGCCGGCAACCGGCATCTCGCGCCATTTCAGTTGATGGAAATGATTTTCGGGAAAGAGCATCCCATTACGCGCAAGTTTTCAGACGGGTTGCGGAAAGCATCGAACGAAAAGAACGCTCGGGATATGGAGGTTCGAAAGGGATTTGATGACGCCGCCCGCGTGGCTCTTGGATTCAAACCGGGACAGCGGGGAATGGGAATCCGGTTTGCCATAGATGCTGAACTTGCAAAACTCATGGTTCAAAAGCCAGGGGTTCAAGCCTTTCATGGTCGCAAGGTTCGGCGTGTTCAGATTCCCATCCCTCTTGCTGAGAAAATTGCGCGTGGAGAACTCGGGGAGTCGTCTCCGAAAGATGACTCGCTGACGGCCAAATTGGAGGAAGAGGGTGACATTACGATTTCCGAAGACTCGCTCCCGCCACTCACCGGAAAAAACATCGAGACAATTCGCGAGGAACTGGCCGCCCACAATGAGCGAATGGCGAATCGGGATTTTGAGAAAATGAGCGACCCGAACGCACGACAAGATGTCGGGCCGCGATTCATTCAAGTTGATCAGGTTTACCGTGAGGGAACGCTCGGGCCGCGCACGATAAGCGGGTTTGAGGCAATGCAATTCCTTGCGACATGGCGACAGCCGGACGGCAGGGCGCACATGGAGCGCAACGGCTTCACGGAAAAGAGCGTTCAGCAAATGGACCTGTTGGTTGACTCACAATTTGCGAAAGCAATTTACAACGAAATGCTTCGCCAATATGCAGCGGGCTACGATTCGCACAATTCGATATATCGCTCACTCTACGGGGTGAACATGCCAAGAAATCCGATTTACTCGCCGTTCGCGTTTCAATCCGAAACACCTTCGGATGCACCGATGATGCCGGGGGAAATGAGCCAGGCGGGCGGTATGATGGCGGGTCATATCAAGTCTAGGACAAAGCATAATGCGCCAATCCAACAAGCGAACATGGCGCGGATGTTCTGGCGGCATTTCGACACTGCGAATTATTGGATCAGTCACGCCTCGCTTGTTCGGGATATGCGGGCGGTGTTGCTCAATCGGGATCTGATGGATTCGGTCACGGTGTCTCATGGCCCGGCTGTGGCGCAGGCCATAAAGGATATGGTTCAGCTCTTCACGGATGGCGGGGCGCAGGTTAAGCACCGGGAATATGAGGAGATTTACACTCGCTTGATTCAAGGCATTTCGACCGTCACACTCGGCTTCAAATTGTCATCCGTCGTGAATCAATCTGACGCGGCGATGCGTTTTTCCATGCGACTTTCGGCCAAGCAACAGCGGCGTGCACTCGCAAGCCTGTTGACTGGAAACTTCCTGCAAAAATACGGTCGGGCATTCAACAGCCAAACGGTTCAACAACGATTGCAACTTGGTTCAAATCCTATCGTCCGAATGGTTCGCGAGAACACCAAGTTTTCGCCGTCGTTTGCACTGCAGCTTGTCGAGGCCGGATATCTACCAATGCAGTATACCGATGGGGCACTCACTGCTTTTTCCGGCGCCGTCGTCTATGAGTCCGCATTTCTGGAGGCGAAGGATTCTGGCATGACAGACGCGCAAGCCGATATCTTTGCTGCGGAGGAAATGGACAGGGCAATCTTTGAGACAGCGCAACCGGCTGACATGGCTCAAAAATCAATTGAGGAAAACATGGGGGATGCCTGGAAGCGGGGCTTGATGATGTTTATGTCTGACCAGCGCATGAAATTTGCCGCGTGGGGATCGGCATATCGGGGGCTCATTACCGATCAAAAGAACATTGGCGAACATGCCCGCGTGATTATTGCTCTCGGCGTGATGGGCGTTTCTGGTGAGTTGGTTCGCGCAATGTATCGCGATTGGTTCACGGATGATGACGACGAAGAGGTTTGGAACTGGAAGAATTTCGCGCGGGCCTTTGCTCTGGGGCCGATTAACGGCTTTTTCATTTTCGGCAACATCATGGATTCCATCCTGAAAGGCTTCACCGGGGAGCACGTTTTTTCACCAAGCAGCCCGCTGACCAGATTCACGAATGATGTCACATCAACCGCGCGTTCTTTGAAAAAGAATCCTCTCGTCTTGGTGGACTTCCAAGACCCGGAGAAAACGATGCAAGCATGGAAGACGGCAGCCCGCGCCGCCGCCGCAGTTGACAAGCGAGCCGCGCTACCAGCCTACTTCATCAATTTAGCTGAACCACTTCTCGGCCTCGCAAAAAACATCGAGGAAGAGGACTGAAAAAAACCTTCCAAAACCCGCAACAATCGTCTTGACTGACACCGCCAACAAAAATCCAAAATCATGAACCTCACAGCCAACGGAAATACCAACATCGTCACTGATCCAGGCAGAGAATACGCTTTTTCTGTATCTGGGAGTTTTGGCGGCGGAACGCTGACACTGCAATGGGGGAGCGATGGCGTCTATACGAGTTTCACGGACTCAGCCGGTGCCGTCGCGTTGACCGCCGCGGGCGCGCGCGTTGTGGTGGCACCAAGTCGCATCGTTCGTTTTGCTTTGGCCGGTGCCACAAGTCCAACAATCAATGTTGATTTCGTTCCGACGATCAAATGATTAGTGCGGTTCCAACGAGACACCTAGTTTCCAATCTCGCATCGAGTCTCGTTGCGAACAGCGAGACTGCAGATATCGATGCGATGGCATTTGCCGCTCTCTCGGGCGCAATCGATGTTCAAGCATTGAGCGCGTTTGTGAAAGGCGTAAAGGCTCTCGGACTCTGGAATAACATGGTGTGCTGGCCGATGAGGAGCACACAGAATGCGGGGACGGGGACGCTGGCATTTTCGCTCGGAGGACTTGAAACGACAAATGCAACTTTGGTTGGTGGGCCGACGTGGGGAACCAGCGGCATCACTACCGGAGCAGCGGCGTATTTGACATCGACGTATGCTCGGACGATCACGGCGGCGAATCTTTCTATGTTTGCCGTATATACCGGGCTGACTCCGGGCTTGTCGCAGGTGTATTGCGGTTTCGGAAACACTGGCGCATCTGCTCCGTTGACGTGGAACGGATCGAATGGCGGCGGCGCGGTGAATATGCGCTCGTTCACGCGCAACGATGCAAATACAGGCTTCACTTACCCATCCTCCATTTCCGTAAACGGCGGAACGTTATCGGACGACAATACATTACCAGTGCCATCGGCGGGACTTGTTATGCAGACTCGGGGATGGCTCGGCACAGAGGGCGCGATAACGCTGAATAACTTTGCTTGCGGGGGGGGGCTGCGGACAACATTCAGCGCTGCCGGCGTGGCGACATACGGAATATATGGCTACTTCCTTTTGCAACTGACTCAGCAGCAAGCAACAGATTTTTACAATCTCTACAAAACAACACTCGGCGCGGGACTTGGATTGCCATGAGTTTTCAAACCGCAACTCGCATTTTAGCGGTATCGCCGGGATCGGTGGAGGCGTTGTTTTCTCAACTCGTCGCGACCTACGGTGAGGATCTGCCGGACGGCAGGGAGATCGTCAAGACCATCGGCGCGCACTGGGATGATACGGAGCACACAAGAATCCGAGCGGCAACTTTTCCAACAACGATCACAGGAATCCCGCTTACTGACGGGCGCGTGGCATTTGTGGCGATGTGGCAAGCCGATCTCGCTGCGGAGTTTGACACAAACGGATTGCTTGGAGTGGAAGAATTGACAAAGGAGCAGTTTGCGGGGCTGATTCCACAACCCGAGGAGGAACTAATCTAAAAACATGCTAAATGCTCGACCACTCGCGCGGGTTAATGTTTCGCGTCTCGTTGAAGACGTGAGCGCCGGGACAGGTATCCCCGATGCAACTGCAGGCATCGTGATTAATGGGGCGGGAATGACCAACTTTGCGATTCCCGTAACTGGAACTTTTAATGGGAAGAACAAATATGAGCGCGATTGGCCACCATTAGGCTCTTCATGCCAAATGCTATTCTTTGCCGGTGAATCCGGATTTAATGGCTGGTTCTTCCAGGTCGATGAAGAAGGATTTCAAAACGTAGCTTACGACTATTCCGGGCTAAATGTGCAGTACCCTTGGCTCGCAGTTTTTAATGCTGGCGGCGTCACTGTCACCAAAGAGACCGCCTAGCCGCTTGATTGCCGATCACCTCGATTCAATTTATGTCCGACCACGAACGCTCGACACTTGAAGAAGCTGTAATCGTCATTAAGACAAAGCTCGAAGAGCGCGAAAAGGCACAAGACAGCATTGCTTCATGGCTTCAGGTTCTTGTAGCGGCATTTGTTTTGCAGCTTGTTCTAACAATCTTTTTGTCCGGGATTAAATGGAACCAGGTTGACGAGCTAAAGAAAGACGTCACCAGCCTAGAAAGTTCGATGGCTGAAATTCAACGGTGGTATCGCAAATGA